CAAGCCTTTGGAGTCTTTTTCCTGCCAGTCGCTGAATTTCCAGTCTTTTCTACCTTCGTTTGCAGAAGGCGTTTTCGCCCCTTTCTTCACAATGTCAGCAAGCGTAACGGTTTTGGGAATTGAGACCAGCGTTTTCTCGAACAACTCAAAGTTCGTGTCGGCAAGTTGTAAGAAGGTAGCTTTTGATTCTTCCTCCAGCCGACCTTCCGCAACGGCGGCGTCGCAGAGCGTCACGGCCTTGGCCTTTTGGGCGTTTTTGGTTGCGGCTTGGAGTGCCACCAAATCATGAATCGCCTGGGCGGCATCAGCTAACGCTACGTTAACTTGTTCCTCCGTCGCCGTTTCCGGCAAGCCAAATTGTTTGGCAATTTTCTTAATGTCCATTTCTGTCTTGGAATTAGTTAATGGTTTGATTGCCGGAAAGTCGGCGAGTTCAATGGCTGATTCATCCCGAACGGGGTTGTTGTCCTTATCGTAGAGCGTTAGGGCCGAGCGGTTGGCGGGTACACTTACTATGCTTACTTCGCACAGCTCGCAGTAGGTTACCTGTATCGCCGTGGTGCCGTCTTCGAGTTTAACTTCGTAGCCCTGCACGTTCCGTATGCCAATGCTGGCGGCCTTCAAAAAACCCTTGGTAACTTTGTTCGCAATGCCTTTGGCAAAGGCATCCTCGGTATCAAAAACGGGGTCAGCCAGCAGCTTTTCGGCTTCGATACGCAGCTTCTCCCAACGCCCAATAACGTGCTTTCTGTCGTGCATATACAGCATCACGGGGTTCTCCTCAAACGCCTGCGTGTCAATCGCCGTCGTCGGGATAATCAACCGTTTGGTATTCAGCGAGCCGTCCGAAAGAATAAAGGTTTTCATGTCAGGATAAATCAGTTTTTCGTGATTGCCTTACAAAGATGGGCGGTGAAAATGGATGCCACAACGCAGGCTTTTACAACAAAACGCCTTTACGGGGTTATTGTAATCGGGAGGAGGAAATACGTGTTTTTAGGTGCTTACTTTTGAATCAGAAACAAACCCAAAAACACCTAATTAAGTACTGCATGGCATTATCAAGAGAAGAAGCTGCTAAAGAACTATATTTTCAGGAATTTACCCAAAAAAGAATTGCTGACCTCATAGAAGTGGCCGAGCAAACCATTAGTCGCTGGGCAAAAAAAGGCAACTGGGCGGAAGAACGTGCCGAACGCATGAACTCCAAAGAATCTATCCAAAACCGGGTACTCAAGCTCATAGACTACCAACTCTGGTGCATCGAAAAGAAAGTAACGCAGGCAATGGAGGAAGGAACGCCAACGCCAATCGACAAAGGCGAAATTGATGCCCTATCAAAACTATTTGCTGGAGTTAAGGAAAAAGAAATCGGCTTTGTGCAATCAGTCAAACTGATAACCAAATTCACCGACTACATCAACACCCAAGACCCCAAAGTAGCCAAGGGTATCCTCAAATACGCCGACGAGTTCATCTATAAACTCAAGCACGATTACGACACCTAACCACACCAGGAAGCCATGACACAGAAACAAGCCCTCGAACGCTACGACGAACTCAAACGCAACATCCAACGGGCAACTCCCGTTCCTACGCACGAAACCCCGCGTGAGAAAGAGGCACGCATTGAATCGCTCAAAGCGGATTTTGATGCGTTCTGTAAATATTACTTCCCGGATTACTTTGATCCCGAAAAAAAGGGTGCAGAGTTCGGTTGGTTTCATAACCAAGCCGCCCACCAAATCATCAATGACCAAGATATTTTTGCCGTGCTGGAGTGGCCGCGTGAACACGCCAAGTCCGTATTCGCCGACATATTCCTTCCGCTCTACTTGAAAGCCATTGGGCAACTGGAAGGGCTAATTCTTTCCTCCAGCTCCGGCGAAAAAGCAAAGGGGTTATTGTCCGACATCCAAGGGGAACTCGAATCCAACCAACGGTATATCAACGACTACGGGCAACAATACAGCCTCGGCTCCTGGACAGAGGGCGAGTTCGTAACCCGTGACGGCGTTGGCTTTTGGGCCGTCGGGAAAAGGCAATCGCCCCGGGGTATCCGGGAAGGCGAGAAACGCCCGAACTTCCTGATTATTGACGACCTCGACGACGACGAAGAGGTTCGCAACGAAGCCCTCGTAGAAAAATCGCTCGACTGGATGAAAGGAGCGTTAATCGGTGCGTTGTCACTTATCCGCTCCCGTGTGGTTATGGTCGGCAACCGGATTGCCAAAAACTCCATCCTAGCTCACACCGTCGGCGATGTGGAGGAATCCGACCCGAAGAAAGAAGGCATTACGCACATCAAAGTATATGCCCTCGAAAACCCGATTACCCACGAAGAAGACCAATCCGAACGGGGCGTTCCGGCTTGGAAAGAACGCTACGACCGTTCGCACCTACTCCGCCGAATGAAAATAATGGGCTACCGCATGGCCCAACGGGAGTTCTTCCACCGCCAAATCAAGGAAGGCAAGATTTTCAAGAACGAGTGGCTCGTGTACGCACCAATGCCCGATTATAAATACTTCGAGGCCGTCACCATCTACTGTGATCCTTCGTTCAAGGACTCTAAGAAAAACGACTTCAAGGCAATTGTTGCTCTCGGCAGAATCGGCAATAAGGTCTATATGCTGGACTGCTGGATTCGCCAAGCAAGCCGTGGCAGCATGGCCGCCGCTCACTACGATATGCACGCCGCCGCCGAAAGCAAGCACCCCCGCATCGTCAAAAGCTATATCGAAGCCAATTTCATGCAGGATCAGATGATTCAGGATTACCTCATCGAATCTATCGAGCGGGGTTATTTGATGCCCATCAACGAAGACAAACGCCAAAAACCAAACAAGCTCGGACGTATCGAAAACCTCAGCCCATTATTTGAGCGGGGGCTGGTAGTAATCAACGAAGAGCTGCGGGGATCACTCGACTATGAAGTGTTCAAATCACAGCTTACCGGATTCCCCAACGACCACGACGACGGCCCCGATGCCTTCGAGGGGGCTTACTTCAAACTCAAAGAAATGCACCGAACCAGCCACGTACCCGTGGGCGGCACTTACCAAAAACGTAATCAATTCTAAAACCCATGTTCATCCAAGCAACCGAACTCAACAGCAGCCTCTACCCCGAAATCCAACGGGCTATTGGCCGAAACCAAACCGACCTCGTCGAGCTGCACATCAACGAAGCCCTCGGCATGATTGAGAGCAAGCTCGCCGTCAAGTACGACATCACCGCCGAATTTCAGAAACGGGATGCCCAACGCCACCCCCTGCTGGTCAAGTTCGCCAAAGATATCGCCATCTATTACCTCTACGACCTCCCCGAAACCATCCCGCTGAAACGAATCAAAGCGTTTGATGATGCCATGAAATTCCTCGACGATTGCATCGCCGGGCGGGCCGTCTTGCCGGGCGTTGACCCCGCCCCCGAAGATAACACCGCCGTGCCGATTGCCGGGCAAATCCTCAGCGGCTCGGATGTCAAACGAGATAATAGATTATAATACCGTTTAAATAATTTTTTAAACGGGGTTTTAGCCACTTTCTCCCAAAAGTGGCACAATACTACAAACCAATCATTAAAACGGCTTAAAACGCCCCTTTTCAAATGGCTAAAAAAAAGCAAGTTTCGCAGGTTAAACCACGGACAACCTTTCCAATCACGATTGTCCAAAAAGACAACCAACGCAAAACCCTCCAAAATTGGCGAACGGCGAAGGAAGTAGCCGAAAGCCTCTACAACCCAACCCGAAAACCGTTGGTTGATCTCTACGAAGACATCATCCTCGATACGCACCTTGACTCTACGCTCGACAAACGCCTAACGGCAATAACCAACGTGTCGTGGTCATTCCAACACGACGGCCTTGAAGTAGAGGAAGTCAAAGAACAAATCCTCAACAAACACTTCTTCGAGGAGTTGATTACCTACATAATAGAGGCGAAATTTCACGGCCACTCGCTGATTGAAACCGACCTCCGAAAAGGGGTTATTCAGCTCATCCCACGGGAACACGTCATCCCCGAACACCAAATCGTGGTTACCGACCCCTACATTACCAACGAGGGCGTTGATTACACCAAGCCGCCTTTCAACCGAACCACTTTCGAGGTCGGCAACGCCAAAAACCTCGGCAAACTCTACAAAGTCGCTCCCTACGTGCTGTTAAAACGAGGCGACATCTCCGACTGGGCAACCTACTGCGAAGTATTCGGAATGCCCCTGCGGGTGGGTAAGTATGACCCCCAAATGCCCGGCAACGAAATCGCCGTAAAAAAATCGCTCGCAGAAATGGGGGCAAACGCTTGGGCAGCCATCCCGATGGGCAGCGAGTTTGAATACATTGCTGAGAGCGGAAAAACCGGAAACGATGTCTATGAACGCTTCGCAAATTTTGCTAACTCCGAAATCAGCAAGTGCATCGTCGGCCAAACCATGACCGCCGAAAACGGCAGCTCCCTGAGCCAATCAAAAGTCCACATGGAAGTGCAACAAGACATCCACCAAGCCGACCGCCGCTTCGTCGAGAAAATCCTCAACGAAAAGTTCGTGCCAATCCTCCGAGCTCAAGGCTTCAGTTTCCCCGAAGGTGCAAAATTTCAAGCCGTGGACGAGGAAGAAAGCCTCACCAAAAAAGAGCGATTGGAGATGGACTTGAGAATCCACCAAGAAGTGGCAAACCTCCCGCTTGATTATTTCTCCGAAGAATACAACGTACCCATCGACAAAAACGCCCAACCCGTTCAGCAACAAAAGCAGAAAGAAAGCAAAGGCAAAGAAACCGAACTTGCTGATTCCTTCAGTACGACAGTTTCCCTCAAACCCCGCACCTTCTACCAAGCCTTCCTTGATTTTTTTCGCCAAGCCCCGAAGTGATTGACCCCTTCGGGGCGGAACAGTCCCAACAATATAATGTACAGCTTGCAGACGGCGGCGAAATAGTATTCACTAAACAGCTTTTAAAAGCCTTAAAAGAAGTCTATGAAAGAACCCAAAACCCAACGAACCAAGTCCTGCAAAAAGACCTGTTCGAGGTATCCTACAACGCCCTCAGCGTTGCGGTTACGCAGGGATTCGGAAACCCAAATTTCCAACGTGCCGACCTCAACTTCGTGTGGCAGTTGCACAAATCTGCCCGGTTCTTCGTTGCCCGAAAAACCGCCCTCCAAGTAACGCAGCTCATCGGCCTCATCGCCGACGTTGACCGCGGCACTCGCCGACCGTTCCGAGAGTTCAAAAAACTGGCGAAAGGAATTGTGGGCAACTATAACCAAACGTGGCTCAAAACCGAGTACGATACCGCCGTGGCCGCCGCCCGTTCCGCCCGTGATTGGCTGACTTACGAAGCCGAAGCCGACCGCTACCCAAATATTGAGTACCTGCGGACGGTCTCCGCAGAACCCGACAAAGACCACCTCAAGTACGTCGGCATTATCAGGCCGCTTAACGACCCGTTTTGGGATACGCACCTACCACCGAGCCGCTGGAATTGCAAGTGCAGCGTCAAGAACACCGCCGCCCCAGTAACGGAGATCCCCGCCGATATTGATGCCATTGACCCCGTCGTGCCAGCGTTCCAAAATAACCCCGGCAAAACCGCCAGCTTGTTCAATTTGCCCTATACCTCGTATGCACTTAACACCACGCAAATTCCCGATGCGGCAATTGCCAAAGAACTCAAAACCCGCATCTTGCCAGAGCTTGATATGTACATTCCGGCGTACTTATTCCCGAACGGCGGCGAACTGATGATACATCCCGGGATAGCGGAAGAGGAATGGACTGAAAACACCTATTATGGCTCACTACTTGCCAGAAAAGGATATAAAGTTAAGCTAAGGAGGTACTCGTTTGCTGCGGGAAAAAATGTTGATGCGAGGGTGAATGGCATATTAACCGAGTTCAAAAACCCACGCTCAAATAATCCCGACCGAGTAATTAAGAATTCGGTATTTGAAGCTAATGAGCAGGGAGCTGAACACGTAATGATTGATATTTCAAAAAAGACAATTACAAAACCTGAGTTATGGAAAGCAATTCGAGGGGCGATGATTAGGAATAACAAACCATATCACACGAATATTCAAAAAATTATACTGGTGTATGACAAAAATACCCTTGTTGAACTGACCCGTGAAGAAATTGAAAATTACAAGGCTCTTGATAAGCTACAAAGCACGAAAAACAACCGATAGGCTGTTTTTCGTGTAGGAAGCGGTGAGGCAGTGCCCTTCCGCATCACAAATATAACACATAATTTATGATTCCTGAAACACCTACCGAAATAGTTGAATTCATGCTCAACTACGTCAGCGAAACCGAAGCCAAACAAATCATTGAAAAGCGAATCACGGAACTGAAACAACAACCCCAACACGC